CGGCGTCGGGATCTCGTCGATGACATTCCATCGCATCGTCGCGCCGAGTGCCGAGGCCTCGCGGGCGAAGGCCCTAGCCAACTGGCGCTTCGGCGCAAGAAAGGCGCCCATGAACTCGTCGGCGCGCCATTCCCGCCAGTCGATCGGCGCGTCCTTGGCAGGCGCTTTCAAACCACTCCGAAAGGCGCGTGCGCTTCCCGCCGTCAGGGCCGCCGGCATGTCGAACACCGCATGTCCGAGCTCATGGACGGCGGTCGAACGCAACAGCTCCGGCTGATCCTGCAAGACCTCGCCATTCAGGCTGATCATGATCGTGCTAGGTTCGGCGGGATCGTGCTCGCAAACGCCGAGTACGGCCTCGCCGCCGTCATCGTGCACCGGGTGGTCGATGTCCCAGGCGACGTTGAGCACCCGCCCGTTGACCCGCAGCTGCTTTGTCCGGCGCATCAGGGCGTCAACATCGAGCGGTCGGGCGACCACACCGGCAAGCCGCTGCCGTAGTGCCGCCGCCACCGCGCCCACGGTCTTCGCCGCCAAGCGCCTCGGTTCGCCCGAGGCAAAGCAGGGATATTCAACCTGAACCACCATTCCTCGGGCCTCCCGTTGACCATTCGCTTAACAGCAATGTTCTTCATATGTTCTTGCGCCCTGGGAGTCGAGTCCTTTTTGCCGGTTTCCGCCGGATTTGAACCCGATGCGAAAGTCAGCAGCGCTGCGGCCGTTCTATCCTGCTGATTCTGCTTGAAATTCGACCAACGCCCGGCGTTTCCGCCGGTTTCGGCCCCTTTCCGCCTCCGGACTCGGGTGCCTTCCGTGATGCCATTCGTCTGCATCGGTCATCGCATGACGAAGGCAAGATTTCATGGAAGGTCAACGTCAAGACCCCTCAACCGAACCGGCCGGCCTTCTCGAAGGCTGGCTCACCCGAGCTGAAGTCGCCGCGCAAATCGGGGTCTCGTCCGACACGCTCGCTCGCTGGGAAACCCGGCGCATCGGTCCGCCCTGCGTGCGGATCGGCCGGAAGGTCCTCTACCGCGCCGAGGCGTTTCGTGACTGGCTAACCTCGCGCGAACACGGCCCGATCGGCGGCAGGGCGTCTCATGCGGGAGGCGCACGATGACTGCGCTGCCCGTCACCGGTGGCCGCGAGGCGCGCGCGCTCGCGGCCAACGCGGTGTTGCTCTCCTATTTCGAGCGCTTCGGCAAATTCCCTTCCGACCAGGACCGTCTCTGGCAGCTCGATCCGTTCGATCGGCTCGATCTGATCGGCGACATCGAACTGAAGCTCGGCGCGGCGTTTCGCGACGCCGACATTGAATTCCTCGAGGACGCCGACGATCTGGTTCACCGCGCCGCGCTGGTGCTGATGAGGGCGCGCCGATGACCAATTCTTTTGAACGTCACGGCATCGAGCATCTCTCGGCATCATCGCTCAACCTCTGGGCCGCGCAGCCGGCCTTGTGGATCATGGAGCGGCTTCTCGGCCGGCGAACGCCGCCCGGCATCCCCGCCGCGCGCGGCAAGGCCGTCGAGCACGGTGTTCACCTCGGGCTCACCAATCCGCGCCTCTCGATCGAGGAATGCATTGAAGGCGCCGAGCGCGAGTTCATCCGGCAGACGGCGCTCAGCACCGATCCGCGCCGCGAAGACGAGCGCAAGAAGCTCGCGGGCTGGGTCCGCGGCGCGCTTTCCGAACTGAAGCAATACGGCACGCCGGACGGCTATCAGGAGAAGATCGAAGTCCGCCTCGACGACGTGGCCGTTCCGCTGATCGGCTACATCGATTGGCGCTTTTCCGATCATGGTCTGATCGTCGATCTCAAGACGACGGAGCGATTCCCGTCACAGATCGGCGACGCGCATGGGCGGCAAGGCGCCGTCTATGCATCCGCGCACGGCAATTTCGGGATGCGCTTCGCCTACGCGAAGCCCGCGCCGGGCAAGACCGACAAGCGCCAGGTCACGGTCTACGAGATGTCCGGCGATGACATCGGCCGCCATCTGTCGGCGCTGCGCACCATCGCGCTCTCGCTCGGCCGCTTTCTCGCAATCTCGGATGACTCACGCGAACTCGCGGGCCTGATCGTCCCCGACTTCGATGCTTTCTGGTGGTCCGACCCGTCCGCGCGCGCCGCGGGCCGGGAGGTCTTCGGCTTCTGAATCAAACCTTCAACGCGAAAGGAGAAACCCAATGGGTCTCAACATCGGTGGTTCCGGCACGATCAAGCCTTATGTCAAATACAATGCCAAGGCGGACAAGTGGTTCGTTCGCTCGCCGGAAGGCGGCGATCAGGAAATCACCCGCCCGACCTTCCTGCTCGACCTCAAGAACATCCGAACCGGATGGCTTCGCTTCCGCGAAGGGCAAGCACCTGAGCGCGTGATCGATCCGTCGCTCGATCGTGCGGCGCCAAGTCCCGGTGAGGATTTCAAGCGCGGCTTCGTGGTTGCCGCCTACAGCCCGAAATTCTTCGGCGGCGCGGTCGAGTTCTCCTCGGCATCGATCCATCTGTCGAATGCAATCCGCGAGCTCTATGCCGCATTCGAGGAACAGGGCGCGAAGCCCGAGAACCGCGGCAAGGTACCGGTCGTGTCGTGCTCCGGCTCCGAGCCGATGAAGGACAAGTACGGCACCAACTATCGGCCCAAGCTCGACATCGTGAACTGGGTCGATCGCCCCGACGATCTGCCGGACGAAAGTCCGGTTGAGGAAGCCGATGTTTGGAAGGGCGCTGCGCCGGCGGCGAAGCCCGCCCAGCACGTGCCGCCTCCCGCCGCAAAGGCCGCGGCCGAGCCGCTCGCCGAACCGCTGTTCTGATGGAACGCGCCGGCGAGCTTCGGCTCGCCGGCCGGTCCGCGAGCGCTCCAATGGAAGCTTCGAACGTCCAGCCCATGATCGAGCCCGATGCCGAGCAGATGCGCCGTCATGTGGCCCATCTGTTCGAAGGCTTTCTCGATGGCTGCCACGAAGGACGGATAGAGCTTGCCTGGACGGACGGCCGCGACGGGCGGCTACGCCACGCGGCGATCTTCGGCACCGACCAGCTCGATGAATTGGTCGAACGTGCGCTCGCGGAGAATCGTAGGCCGGGGCAGAACGTCTATATCGGCCAGGCGCTTCGCAAGCCTGACATCCCACCGTTCGGGCGCTGCAAGGACGAAGACTTCCTCGCCCTCACCACCTTTTATGTCGATATCGACGACGATACGACCGCAACTGCGGTGACGAGCTATCGCCACCGCGGTTGCCCGCCCACGGGCGTCGTGGTCACCGGTCGCCAGCCGCATATGCGCGCCCAGATGCTGTGGCGGCTCAATCGCCCCGAGCGCGACCCGCACGCCTGCCGCATTCAAAACCTCGCGCTCGCGGACGCGCTCGGCGGCGACACAACCGTGGTCAATCCGAGTCGTGTCATGCGACTCGGCGGCTCGATCGCTTGGCCGGTGAAGGAAGGGCGCGTCATCGAGCGTACGGATTTCCTGACGTTCGACGACGGTCGCCCGAAAGCGTATCTGCCCGAGCAGATCGCCAAGGCATTTCCGCCGGCTCAAGCGCCGCTTCGTCCCGCGCCCGAGCGCGCAGCGGCGGTTGATGTGAGCGCGGAAGCCGCCGAAGCGCCTCGCCCCTCACATGCATCGCTGCAGATCGGTTCGAGCCAGGTTTCCGTCGAAACCTGCCTTGCGCGGGTGCGTGCCGGCGATCACTGGCACGACAACCTCGTCCGCCTCACGGGGCACTGGATCGCCCGCGGCTGGTCCGACGCGGAAATCCTATCGGCGGCGGAAACGCTGACGCTTCCCGGCTACACGATCGCGCAGACCCGTCGCGAGATTGGCTCGATGATCGCCGGCGGGCGCCGGAAGTGGGGCATCGAGAACCCTGAACATGCCGTCGATGACAAGCCCGCACCCGGCATCGATCTCCTGCAATGGACAGCAGACCGCTACGCCGGCGAAGCACGTCCGATAAGCTGGCTTTGCCGCGGCACAATCCCGCTCGGCATCGCGGCGCTGATCGCCGCCATGGGCGGCCTCGGCAAAAGCTATCTTGCCCTCGATCTCGCGCTTCAAATCGCCGCCGGCGTCGCGGGGCTCGAACAGCCGCGCAAGATTCTCGGGGGCCGGATCGCGATCGAAGGCACCGCGGTGGTGATCACGGCCGAGGACAGCTTCGATGCCGTGCACCGGCGGCTTAACCGCATTGATCCCGACGCGCGCCGGTTGCGCCGTCCGAAGCGGTTGATCGTATTGCCGCTGCCGGACGCTGGCGGGCCGCGCCCTTTGATTGCCAACAACGGCAAGGCCCTCGCGCGGACGCCCTTCTTCGATGACCTCAAACGCCAGCTCATGCAATTGCCAGAGCTGCGGCTCGTCGTCGTCGACCCGTTGCAAGCTTTCGTCCTGGCGGACGTGAACGCCGATCCCGCCGCGGCGCAGTTCCTGTGGTCCGCTATGGCCGAGCTCGCCACCGCGACCGGCGCCACGATCCTGCTCACGCATCACATGCGCAAGGACGGCATGCTCCGCATCGCCGACGGCGATGATGCGCGCGAGGCGATCCGCGGCACCACGGCGCTGGTTGACGGCGCGCGGCTCGCCTACGCGCTTTGGAGGCTCGACGACGAGGCTGCGCGACCGATCTGCAACACGCTCCAGATCCCGTTTGAGCGCGGGCGCATCGTCCGTGGCGCAGTCGTCAAGGCAAACGATGAAGCCGACCACAACGCCCACACATACAAGCGCGAGGAAAGCGGACTGCTGGTCCAGCTCGAGGCAGAGCCAGGCGCCGGCGCCGAGCCAGAGTTCACGATGGCACAGGCGCGTGAGGTGCAGAAGGAGATCCAGCGGCGCTTCGATGAAGGTGATCCGTTCTCGCACTCACCCCGAGGTGCCGGGCGCTACCTTGGTCACTACCTCGTCCAGCACGCCAGGATGACCCGAAAAGCTGCGGACGATCTCATCAAAGCCTGGATGAGCAATCGCGTCGTCACGGTCGACGTGAGCGATCGCAAGGCGAAGCTGAACGGGCTGAGGGTCGCGCAATGGCTCTGAAAACGGCGGCGAAGACGGCGGCGACACCCTTCCTAAATCACTGATTTTGCTTGGCGGAGAAGAGGGCGGAGACGCGGAGACACCATGCATAACTCACTGAAAACAAAGCGGCGACGGGCGGGGAGAAATATCCCCCGTACCCCCTGCGCGCGTCGCCGCCGGTGCGCGGCAGCTAGCGCGCCATGGCTCAGGCTGGCGCCATGAGGCGCGCGACGCGAGCCTTGAGTCCGATCGCCGGCGCGATGGCGCCCTCGGCCTATCGCATCCAGGCGATGGTCGATGGACTCGACCAAGTGGCGCTTGCGATGGAGCGCAAGTGGGGCGTCGGTCGTCTTCGGCTGCTCGTTTCGGACTTCCTTCGAGCGAAATTCGACGAACAGAAGGATCGTCTCGACGCAGCGCTGCGCTCGGGCGAGGAGCGCTTCGTCGCCGCGCAAGTAGAAGGCACGCGGCGCGCCTGGGATGCGCTTGACCGCGCCGCTCACGAGGCCGGGGCGAAGCCGCTCGCGCCTCAGGTCTGGGAATGCGTCCTGCCTTCGACCGGCGAAATCATCTCGCTCGTTCGCAGCGAGGACGAAGCGCACCACGTTGCGCGCGAAGGCCGCGTATTCACCACGGCCGAGATCGCGATCCTGATCGAGGCGCTCGGCGAGGACGTTCTCGCCGTGAAGCAGAAATTCCCCGGCGCGGCCGTCACCGGCATTCGCCGAAAAGCGCCGATCGACTGGTCGCGCGGAGATGAAATCCCGTTCTGAAGTTTGGAGGACCCATGCTCGCCGTAGCCTTTTCCGAACCAATTCAAACGCGACCGGCGGCGCGTGTCGCCACGCTTCCGCCGCGTGCGATCCTCGCGCTCGATCTCGGCTCGCGCTGCGGCTGGGCGGTGCTGCCCCGCTCGGGTCGCATCGCTTCTGGCGTGAACGAGTTTAAGCCGGGGCGTTTCGAAGGCGCCGGCATGGCGTTTCTCCGCTTCGAGCGCTTCCTGGCCGACGCGACTAATGCGTCCGGTCCATTCGGCGTCGTGGTGTTCGAAGAGGTCCGCGCGCACGCCGGCACCCTCGCGGCACAGGTTTATGGCGGCTTCCTCGCCCATCTCACCGCGTGGTGCGAGCGGCACGCCGTGCCCTATCTCGGCGTGCCGGTCGCGACCATCAAGCGACATGCCACCGGCAAGGGAAACGCGTCGAAGGACGACGTGATCAAGGCCGTCCGAGCCCGCGGCCATGCGCCGAAGGACGACAACGAGGCCGATGCGCTCGCCGTCCTCGATTGGGCGATCTCCAACGGAATCGGAACATGAGCATGGCCAGAGCAGAATTCTTCGACGAGCTCGCAGGCGTCCTCACCGATCGCGAGGACCAATATGGCGCTCCCGCCAAGCTGTTCGACGAGATCGCGCGCATTTGGACCTTGATCTTGAGCTTCGAGGTCGAACCCGAGCAGGTCGCCTTGTGCATGATCGGCGTGAAGGTCGCGCGCCTCAGCCACAACTGGTCGCACGCCGACAGCATCAAGGATGTCGCCGGCTACGCCGCCATTCTCTCCCAACTGGTCAGCGAGGCTCGCGCGAAATGAAATACACGCCCAAGGACATCGAGGAACGATTCGAAGAAGCAGCTTCAACGCTCCGCCGCCTGCCCGACGCGCGTGTGCCAGGCTACTTCAGCACCTGGCCACCGATGATCCGAGCCGCCGCCGAAGCCTACGGCTACGATCCTGCGCGGATGCCGCGGATCGCACCGACGCCGCAGGCGATCAGCCGCATGGAAGAGACGTTCACGTGGCTGACTTGGCTTGAACCGGACGACGCGCGCATCGTGTGGCTGCGTGCCGAGGGCGTTCGCTGGAAGCCGATCTGCTGGCGTGTTGGCCTATCGCGCGCCGTCGCGTGGCGGCGGTGGGTTGCTTCGCTGATCACCATCGCAAACCGGCTCAATTCCAAGTACTTCGTGGGCATCAAGAAGGGCCGCAGGAAAGGCGTGGCCGCAACCATCGACGAAGCACGCCGCGAAGGCCTGCTTTAGTCGTCGCATAAACCGCAACGCACGTCGAACTTTTGGCTTCAACAATGAAACGCTTTTCGGCATGTTTGCTGGCATGATCGCGGGACGCGCGCCCGCCCATCCCCGCCGGCCATAGGTTCTTTTCGCCGCCGAGCGTATGCGGGCGGCAAAGGCGCGATCGAAATCTAGCGACAGCATGCAAATCCGGTTGCGCACCCTGGGTGCGCACCTTCGGGTGCGCGGGTGCGCATTGCCGCATCGAATCTTGGAGACATCGCTTGCAGATCGAGACCCGGCCGATCGAGCGGCTGATCCCCTACGTTCGCAATGCGCGGACGCATTCGGAGGATCAGATCGCGCAGATCGCCGCCTCGATCGCCGAGTTCGGCTTTGTCAATCCGGTGTTGATCGGCGCCGACGACATGATCGTCGCCGGCCACGGCCGCGTGCTCGCCGCAAAGCTTCTCGGCCTCGCCGAGGTGCCGGTGATCGTACTCGATCATCTGAGCGAAGCGCAGCGACGGGCGCTTGTGATCGCCGACAACCGGATCGCCGAGAACGCCGGCTGGGACGAGGCAATGCTTCGCGCCGAGCTCGCCGCGCTTCGCGACGATGAATTCGATCTCGACGTGCTCGGCTTCAGCGACGACGATCTCTTGCACATCCTCGATTCCATCGACGGCGCCTCGCTCGGGGGCAAGGACGCCGATGCCTCCGGCACTCCTCGCGCCGGATCGTCGGCGTCCGAGCCGTCTGCCACATTGGCCGAACGGTTCGGGATTCCGCCCTTCAGCGTGCTCGATGCCCGCAAGGGCTGGTGGCAGGACCGCAAGCGCGCCTGGATCGACCTCGGTATCCGCTCCGAGCTCGGGCGCGGCGCGGCTCCTGGCGGCAGCCCACGCCCGCTTGATCGCGAGCGGATCGCAAAGGCGGTGGCGCCAGGCGGTTCACCCTTGCCGGCGGCCGATTATTCCAAATCAAAGGCTCGCGGCGACGGGCGTGGCCGGCAATTGCCATGACGAATCTCACTTTCGCCAAGGGTGTTCGCGACGCCGACGATCTTGATCCGGTTTCACAAGCGATCCTTGAGGTCGGATCAGGCACATCGATCTTCGATCCGGTGATTTGCGAGATCGCTTATCGCTGGTTCTGTCCACCGAATGGCACGGTGCTCGATCCGTTCGCCGGCGGCTCGGTCCGCGGCGTTATCGCCTCCCGGCTCGGGCGCCGCTATGTCGGCATTGAGCTCCGCCCCGAGCAGGTGGCCGCCAATGTCGCGCAGCTTAATCTTGCGGGCGATCCGACGCCCGAATGGCAGCAGGGCGATGCGCGCCAGATAGGGCGGCTCGCAGCCGACATCGAAGCCGATCTGATCTTCTCGTGTCCGCCTTATTGGAATCTGGAACGCTATTCAGACGATGCGGCCGATCTCTCGAATATGGGCCGCGAGGATTTCTTCGCAGCCTATGGCGCAATCATCCGCGATGCGGTCGCGCGGCTTCGCAACGATCGCTTTGCGGTGTGGGTGATCGGCGATGTCCGCGACGACGATGGCTGCTACGTGAACCTTCCGGGCCGCACGGCCGAAGCGTTCGAGGCAGCCGGCGCGCGCTTCTACAACGACGCGATCCTTGTGACCGCCGTCGGCTCTCTCCCGGTGCGCGTTGGGCGACAGTTCGAAGTCTCGCGCAAGCTCGGGCGCACGCATCAGAACGTGATGGTTTTCGTGAAAGGCGATCCGCGAAAGGCGACCGAGGCCTGCGGCCCGGTCGAGTTCGGCGAGATCGCGCAAGGAGAGGAATTTGACGCAGGGTAGCGCATTGGCAGCGCGCGCGGCTCATGCCCGCGAGGAAGCCGGTTCGATTCCGGCCCCTGCAACCAGTCCTGCCGCCGCCGAGCATGGCGGCGTACTCGTCGTTCGGGACGATCTCTATCCCGGCGGAACGAAGGCGCGCTTCATCGGTGCATTCTTCCGCGATGCCGACGAAGCGGTCTATGCGAGTCCGGCGGAAGGCGGTGCGCAGACGGCGCTTGCGACCGTTGCCCGCCAGCTCGGCAAACGGGCGACCATCTTCGTCGCCCAGCGCATCCGGCCGCACCCGCGGACGCTCGAAGCGGCGCGGCTCGGCGCAAAGATCGTGAGCGTGCAGCCGGGATATCTTTCGGTCGTTCAGGCGCGCGCTCGCGAGTACTGCTCGCGAACCGGCGCAGCGCTCGTCCCGTTCGGCGTCGATGTGGAATTCGCAGTCGAGGCGATTGCCTGTGCTGCGGCCTCGCTTCGCATCGAGCCGGATGAAGTCTGGTGCGCCGCGGGTTCGGGCGTTCTTGCCCGCGGTCTTGCTCGGGCTTGGCCGAACGCACGCCGGCATGTGGTGCAGGTGGGGCGTGCCTTGAACGCCGCGGACGTTGCGTGCGCGACGATCCACGACTATCCGCTTCCGTTCGGCCGAGAGGCGCGCGTCAGACCGCCGTTTCCGTCCGACCCGCACTATGACGCGAAAGCCTGGGAGCGATGCGCGGCCCGGAAGGGTCCGGGCCGCATCGTCTTCTGGAATGTTGCCGGGCCGGCGCGGCCCTAATCAGGCGGCTTGTCGGCGCGCCTCAAGTGCGATGATGCAAAGATCGCGGTAGCGCGCGATGGCTTTCGGGCTTGAACTGACCGGGTTGATCTCGAAGGCGCGCAACCCCTTGATGTCGCCGGACTTGGCGAGTTCGACTACGCTCGCGAGCTTGTTGCGGAAACGCTTGTGCGTCTCGGCACTGAAGTCCGGCGGCTCCGGAAGCTTGCCCTCGCGCGCCGCAGCCTCGATCGCGGCGCGCTTGCCCGGCGGGCGCTGCTTGCCGGCCGGCTGCGGCTCTCGCGATGCATCGGGAGTAAGTTTCGCATCGCGCGGGTCGGCGTGCTTCGGCTGCTGCTTAAGGCGCCACGTGAAGCCTTCCTTCGCCTTCACGATTTCGATTTTGTCGAGATCGTGGCCGGCGGCCTTGGCGGCACGCTGAGCATTAAACTTCTTGGCATAGGTTTTCATCGAACCCTCCTTGCTCTCGGTTGGAATGTTGTCGGTGACGAGCGCCGAGCGGCCCTCGGCGTCGATGGCGTAAATCAGGGCGCGGCGCCCATAGGGGTGTTCGGCTTCAAGGCTCGGCGCGGCATCGTTCCGCGCTTCGCTCAAGGTTCTCGCGGAAGCGTGTGCGTATTTGCCTCGGCCGATGAAGAGCGCGATGTCGAACCGGATCGCATTGGCGATAGTCGCGGCATCGCGCTCGGTTGGCGGATGAACTTTCGGCATTGATTGCCCTCCGTTTCGCGCGAGCACTCAGGCTCGACCGGCAAACGAGAGCAACTGCTAAGTTACTGGTTTTCTGAGCATATCGGGAGCACTGGAGCAGCATGGGTCTGTCCCGCAGGGCTTATGCGCGCCACCGCGGCGTAGCCGAGAACGCCGTCCGGAAAGCGATCACCTCGGGCCGGATCACGCTCGAACCGGACGGCACCATCGATCCCGAAAAGGCGGACCGCGATTGGGCCTCCCGCACCGATCCTTCGCAGCAACGCGGCGTGCACGCGCAGCGGACCGACAATGCCGCTGCCGATTCCGGCAAAGCGGTCCCGCGCGCCGCGATCGATGTCGTTCAGAAGGCGCTGCGCGATTCCGGCACGAAGCCGGAAGGCGATGTGACCTTCCTTCGCGCACGCACCGCGAACGAAGTCATCAAGGCGCAGGAACGCAGCGTGCGCCTCGCAAAGATCAAGGGCGAGCTGGTCGATCGGGCGCGCGCGGTCGCGACCGTGTTCGGCCTCGCGCGCCGTGAGCGCGACGCTTGGGTGCAGTGGCCGGCGCGTGTCGCAGCGCTGATGGCCAACGAGCTGCGCGTCGATCCGCACGCCATGGAAACGGTGCTTGATAAGCATGTTCGCAGGCACCTCGCCGAACTCTCCGAAATCCGGGTCGAACTCCGGTGAAGCGTTTGAGGGCGAAGCCGACATCATTCGAGCCTGGGCGCGCGGGCTTGCGCCCGATCCGTCGCTGACGGTCTCGGAATGGGCGGACCGGTATCGGATTCTTTCGTCCCGCGCTTCCTCGGAAGCGGGCCGCTACAGGACCGATCGCACGCCCTACATGCGCGCCATCATGGATGCGCTGTCGCCGTCGCATCCGGCACGGCGGATCGTGTTCATGTCCGGCGCACAGCTCGGCAAGACCGAAGCCGGCAACAATTGGATCGGCTACTGCATCCATCAGGCGCCCGGACCGTTTCTTGCGGTCCAACCGACAACGGAATTGGCAAAGCGGCTTTCGCAGCAGCGGATCGAGCCGCTCATCGAGGAAAGCCCCGAACTGCGCGAGATCGTGATGCCGGCGCGTGCGCGCGATTCCGGCAACACGGTCCTCGCCAAGCGATTTGCCGGCGGGCAACTGGTGCTTACGGGCGCGAACAGCGCGGTCGGCCTTCGCTCGATGCCGGCGCGCTGGCTCTTCCTCGACGAAGTGGACGCCTATCCGGGCGATGTCGAAGGCGAAGGCGATCCCGTCGCCCTGGCCGAAGCGCGGACGCGGACGTTCGGACACCGCCGGAAGGTCTTCATGGTCTCGACGCCGACGATCAAGGGATTGTCGCGGATCGAGCGCGAGTTCGAAGCGACGGACCAGAGACGCTATTTCGTTCCGTGCCCGTATTGCAGCCACATGCAATGGCTTCGCTTCGAGCGCCTGCGCTGGGAAAAAGGCCAACCTGAAACGGCCGAATACATTTGCGAGAACTGCGAGCGAGGCATTGCCGAACATCACAAGACCGCGATGCTCGCTTCAGGCGAGTGGCGCGCGACCGCGGAATGCGCCGACCCGCATGTGATCGGCTTTCATATTTCCGGCCTGTATTCGCCCGTGGGCTGGCTCTCCTGGGAGCAGATCGCCCGTGAATGGGAAGCCGCGCAGGGCAACGACGCCGCGCTGAAAGCCGCCAAAAACACGCTCCTTGGCGAGTCATGGCAGGAGCGCGGCGAAGCGCCAGACTGGAAACGGCTTTATGAGCGCGAGAAGGATCACGCGCTGCGGACTGTGCCGTTCGGTGCCCTCGTGCTCACGGCCGGCGCCGACATCCAGCATGATCGAATCGAGATCGATGTGTGGGCGTGGGGCCGCGGCCTCGAAAGCTGGCTCGTCGATCACATCGTTATCGACGGCGATACGTCGCGCGCGACGGTCTGGGATGACCTGACACGACTGCTGGCTTCCGAATGGAAGCACGAAGGCGGCGCACCGATGCGGATCGCGCGGCTCGCGATCGATTCCGGCGACGGCCGTTCGACATCGCAGGTCTATGCCTGGGTGCGGAAATTCGGCGCGGGCGTCGCCGCCGCTATCAAGGGCGTTGACGGCTTCGATCGATCCTCGCCGATAGACGGCCCGACTTTCGTCGATGCGACGGAGGACGGACGCAAAATTCGGCGCGGTGTCCGGCTATGGAAGGTTTCTGTCGCGGTATTCAAATCCGAAACCTACCGCTTTCTGCGGCTTGAGCGGCCGACGGCCGAGGAGCTCGCGGAAGGCATCGCCTTCCCCGACGGCTTCATTCATTTGCCCGCGGGGATCTCGGCCGAATGGGTGAAGCAGCTCACCGCCGAGCAACTGGTCACGGTTCGTGACCGGCGCGGCTTCACGAAACTTGAATGGCGGCAGATGCGGGAGCGCAACGAGGCCCTCGATTGCCGGGTCTATGCGCGCGCCGCCGCCTGGATGCTCGGCGTCGATCGCTGGACCGATGCGAAGTGGAAGTCGCTTGAGCAGCAAGTGGCGGCCGATCGCGCGCCCGAACAAATGGCCGGCGAGGTGCGGCTTCGAGCAGCGCCAACCGAGAAGCGCAAATCGAACTGGCTCGGTGGCCGCGCAGGCGGATGGTTCCGATGACATGGACGCAAGCCGAACTCGATGCGCTGAAAGCCGCTTATGCGAGCGGGACCACGCGCGTGACCTATGAGGGGAAGACGGTCGAATACGATTCCGAGGCCGCGCTCCTGCGGCGCATCCAGATCATCGAGGGCGCCATCAATGCAGCGGCCGGGACGGCGCGGCCGGTTGCGGGCTTTGCCTCCTTCGGCCGCGGCGACAAATGAGCGCGCAGATTTTCGCGACACGGCTTGACCGGGCGATTGCTGCCCTCGCCCCGCGCCTTGCGATCAAGCGGCTCGTTGCGCGCCAGGCGTTCGAGAACATGGCGCGGCGCGCCTATGACGGTGCGGCCGGCGGGCGACGAACGGACGGCTGGCGCGCGACGGGATCGTCGGCCGACGCCGAGATTGCCTCGGCTGGCGCCATCCTGCGCAACCGTATGCGCGATCTTGTCCGCAACAATCCGCATGCCGCCAAAGCGGTCAGCGCGTGGGTCAGCAACATCGTCGGCGACGGGATCACTCCGCGCGCGAAGACCGGCAACCCGACCCTCGACCGCAGGATCAACGAGCTCTTCGCCGAATGGTCCAAGGTTTGCGACGCGGATGGGCGCTCTGACTTCAACGGCCTGACCACGCTTGTGGTGCGCGAGATGGTCGAAGCGGGCGATGTGTTCGCGCGGCGGCGCATGCGCCGCGTCGAGGATGGCTTGCCCGTTCCGCTGCAAATCCAGTTGAACGAGGCCGATCATCTGGACGAATCGAAGATTGACGGACGGCCGGACGGAAGCCGTACCGTGCGCGGCATCGAATACGATGCGATCGGCAACCGCCGGGCTTATTGGCTCTTCCCGGATCATCCGGGCGACATCGCAATTCCGCTCTCGCGCTACGCCACGTCGGTGCGCGTGCCGGCCGACGGCGTGATCCACCTTTTTACCCGCGACCGCGTGCAGCAGCGCGGCGTGCCTTGGGGCGCGCCGGTCATGCGCGCGCTTCGCGACCTCGACGACTGGACGAATTCCGAACTTGTCCGCAAGAAGACCGAAGCGTGCCTCGTCGGAATCGTCACCGCGGCCGACGACGCCGAGCAGGGCGTAGCACCTTCGGTCGTCGATTCCGATGGCCGCGTGATCGAGCAGTTCGAACCGGGCCTGATCGCCTACGCGCGCGGCGGCAAGGACATCAAGTTCAACCAGCCCGCGGCGACGGCCGGCATCAGCGAGTGGCTGCGGGCGCAGCTGCATATCATCGCGGCCGGGTTTCGGCTGCCTTACGAGCTGCTGACCGGCGATCTAAGCCAAGTCAATTATTCGTCGATCCGCGCCGGCATCGTCGAATTCCGCCGGCTTGTGTCGGCGGTCCAATGGCAGATCGTGATTCCGATCTTCTGCCAGCCGGTGTGGGACTGGTTCATCGCGGCAGCCTACACCGCTGGGTTGATCCCGGTCGCGACCGCAGGAGTCGAATGGGAGCCGCCGAAATTCGAGTATCTCAATCCGCTCGATGACGCGCGCGCCGACCTGATGATGGTGCGCATGGGCGCGACCTCGTTGCGCCGTGTCGTCGCGCGCCAGGGCGAAAATCTCGACGATATCCTCGCGGAAACGAAGGCGACCAACGATGCGGTCGATACGCTGGGCATCGTGCTCGACAGCGATCCGCGCAAGGTGACGCAGCAAGGGCTTTATCAGCCCGAGACCGCGGCGCAGCCCGCAAAGGCCTGAATCACATGAAAAGCGAACTCAATCTGCCGCTGCTTACGCGGGCGGCGGAGCTCTTGCCTGCGTCCTTCAATGAAGCGGCGCGAACGGTCGAGGTCATCTGGTCCACCGGCGCGCGCGTGCGGCGCTACGGTTTTTTCGACACTTACGACGAGGAGCTGTCGCTTGATCCTGGCGCGGTGCGCTTGGAGCGGCTGAATGCCGGCGGCCCCTTCCTTGCCGATCATAAGACTTCTGTCGGTTCGGTCCTCGGCTCAATCGTTCCGGGCAGCGTTGCGATCGAGAACGGCCGCGCGGTCGCCGCGATCCGTTTGACTGAGCGCGAGGATGCCGCCGGCATCGTTAGTGATATCCGCGCGGGCCATATCAAAGCGGTCTCGGTCGGTTATCGCGTCCATAAATACGAGATCACCGAAAGCGACAGCGGGCCTGACCTCTATCGGGCGGTCGATTGGGAGCCCCTCGAAATTTCTGCGGTCCCGCTCGGGGCCGATCCCGGCGCCGGCTTCCGCTCCTCGGAAGCGGTCAACCCTTGCATCGTGATCCGGGCCGATGCGCCGAAGGCCGCCGCGACGGCCGCAACAAAGGAGGCCGACATGGCCGACGAAAACGCGCGCGCCGCCGAGACGACCGAAGGCGCAGAAGTCCAGAATGCCAATCAGAACACGGGCGCGCCCGATACGCGCCGCGACAGTACTAACGTCGTCGATTCCGCGACTGCCGATCAAGTCCGCGCGCAGGAGCAGGAGCGTATCACCACGATTACTGCGCTGTTTGACCGCTTTAAGCTGGACCGCTCCTTGGCGGACGATCTGATCAAGCGCAACGTATCGGTTGCAGAGGCGCGCGCAGTCATTCTCGACAAGCTCGCCGAACGCGATGCTCGCGGCGTCGGCCATTCGCAGGTGTCTATGCCTGCCGGCGGTCTCGATGCCACGGTCACGCGGCGCGAGGCGCTCGCCGAGGCGATCCTGCATCGCGCGCAACCGCAAGCCTTCCAAATGACCGACCGCGCCCGCGAATACCGCGGCATGCGGCTGATCGACGTGGCGCGGGATTGCCTCGAAACGGCAGGCCAGCGCACGCGCGGCATGACCCCGAACGAGATCGCCTATACGGCAACGCGCAGCTCGGGCCTGCAATCGACCTCCGACTTCCCGCTGATCCTTGCGGCCGTCGCGGGCAAGCGGCTGCGCCAAGCCTATGCCGGCACGCCGCGCACCTTCACGATGTGGGCGCGCGGCGTGACCGCGACCGACTTCAAGCCGATGTATCCCACGCAGGTCGGCAATTTCCCGGCGCTCAAGCCGGTCATGGAAGGCGCCGAGTTCAGCTACGGGTCCATCGCGGAAGGCCGCGAGTCCTATCAGCTCGCGACCTACGGCCGGATCGTCGCGCTCACCCGGCAGGCAATCATCAACGACGACCTGCGCGCTTTCGACCGGGCGCTTGGCACCGCTGGCCAGCGCGCAGCCGATCTGGAATCGGCGATCGTCTACAACGTGCTGCTGGCCAATGCGAACCTCGCCGATGGAACGGCGCTGTTCCATGCCAATCATGGGAACGTCGGCACCGCGGGCGTGATCAGCGAAACGTCTTGGTCGGAAGCCTGGGAGAAGATGACCCAGCAGAAGGACTTGGGCGACGCGACCGGCGCAGACAAGGAATACATCGACGCCCGCCCGCGCTTCGCGCTTGTCCCGCCCGGCCAGCGGGCCATCGAAGCGCGCAAGATGATTGCCGCGACCACGCCCGCCAAAAGCGCCGACGTGAACCCGTTCACCGGCGCCCTGCAAGTCATCGAGGAGCCGCGGCTGTTCAAGACCGGTGGACCGCAGCCTTGGTATCTCGCGGCTGATCCGAACCTCGTCGACACCGTCGAGTTCGCACACCTTGAGGGCCAGGCCGAGCCGTTCCTCGACCAGCGCGCGGGCTTCGAGGTCGATGGTGTGGAGATCAAAATCCGGCACGACTTCGCGGCCAAGGCGCTCGACTTCCGCGGGCTCTTCTACAACGCCGGGGTCTAAGGCCGGCGCGATCCGTGTAGCCATTCGGGCCGCTTCGGCGGCCCTCTTCTTATGAGGAGACAAGGCAATGAAGAATTTTGTTCAGGCCGGCGACACCATCACCGTTCCCGCGCCTTACGATCGAAGCTCCGGCCAGGGCGCCAAGGTCGGCCAGATCTTCGGCGTGTGCACCGGCGATGCGCTAAGCGGCGCCGACGTGGCGCTCAAGACGAGCGGCGTGTTCGATTTGACTAAGACCGGCTCGCAGGCATGGACTGTCGGCGCGCTCGTCTATTGGGACGATACGAACAAGCGATGCACCACGGTCGCCACCGGCAATCTGCTGATCGGCGCCGCGGTTGCCGCTGTCGATAATGCCGCCGGTTCGACGACGGGCCGCGTTCGGCTCAACGGCGTCGCACGCGCGAACGAGGCGTAATCGTGCAGGCGGCCTTTGCCGCAGCGGTCGATGCGATTTTTCGCGACGGCAACATCGCGGAGGACGCACTCTGGCGCGCGGGCGGTCTGGGCAGCGGTCAAGCCGTCCGGATCATCCGCAAGTCGCCCGACGAGGTAGTCGGGTTCGGCGCAAGCCGCGCCGTGATGGCAACCGTGCTGATCGATGTGCGTGTTTTCGAGATCGCCGCGCCCGAGGCAGGCGATACGGCCGAGATCGACGGCGAGCTGTTCGACATCGTCGGCACGCCGGTGCGCGACAGCCTCGGTCTCGTCTGGACCTGCGAATCATCGGCGCGTGCTTGACCATGCGGTTCAGCTTCAAGGCGGACGATCCTCGTGGCGTGCTCAAACGCGCTTACGACGATACCGAGCAGGCCGTCACAGCCGCGATGACCGATGTGCAAACCGGTCTCAAGGACGAGTTGCGCGAGCAGGTAGTCTCGGCCGGCATGGGCGCGCGCCTAGCCAAAACATGGCGCGGAAAGCGGTTTCCCGAAAGCCAGCCGAGCATCAATGCAGCGGCCTATGTCTGGTCGCGCGCGCCCGACATTGTTGACGCGTTCGAGCGCGGCGTCCCGATTATCGCGCGCAACAGACGGTTTCTCGCGGTGCCCACGAAGGATGCCGGCGTCAGCCACACGACCGTCAAGAACAAGCGGCTCACGCCGGCGATCTGGGAGACGGAAACGGGCGTCAAACTCCATTTCGTGCAGCGCGGCAGTCACGCGCTGCTCGTGACCGATGCGTCTTACGTCCGTCAACCGGCGCGCTGGCGCCGGCGAAAATCCTTCAAGCCGATCCGGACGCCTATGAGCGGCGGCAAGCGGTTTCTCGTGATTTTCATACTCGTGCCGATGATCCGGCCGGGCAAACGGTTCGATGTCGAAGGCGCAGGCAATCGCTGGGCGGATCGCGTCTCCGCGCTCATCGCGCAGCATTGGAGAGATTGAATGGCAAGCCGGCGCGAAGAGGTGCTCGACGCGATTAAGACCTTGATCGCCGGCGCGCTGCCCAACGCAGAAGTCAAGCGCAATCTCGACAAGCCCGAACGCATTCCGCCGGGCGGGCTGGTGATCATCCGCGATGGCGATCCGGGCGAGCCCGAGGTTCTGCTTTCGCCGCTGACTTACGTCTATGAGCATCGCGTTCCGATCGAACTCGCGGCCTTCACGTCGGCCTCGCTGACGCGCGAGCAGACGATCGATCAGATGCTGTCCGCGATCGGCACGGCCGCGATGGCCGACCGGACGCTCGGCGGCTTATGCGACTTCATCGAAACGGAAGCGCCCACGTCCGACGACCTCGAGACGGCGGGCGCGATCTCGGGCCGATGGGCCGACGCGGCGATCATCGCCAGCTACGCCACCGCCAACCCGCTTACCTGAACAACAATCAAGGAGGCTCTCATGGCCCGCGCTCGCGGCGCCAACGCCGTCATGGCGTTGGCGTTCGAATCTGCTTATGGCACGCCGCCCGGCTCGGGCTTCAAACGTGTCCCCTTCGTCTCGGCCGCGCTCGGCGAGCAGCAGAACCTGATCGAAAGCGATCTGCTCGGCTACGGCCGCGATCCGCAGCAGCCCGCGCGCGACGTGATCAATAACGATGGCGACGTGGTGGTCCCGCTCGATCTGCGGAATTTCGGCTATTGGCTCAAATTGCTGTTCGGCGCGCCGGCAACAACGCAAGGCACCGCTGCCAGCGGCAGCTTCACCTTCGACGCCCAGCCGGCGAACAACAGCACGATTTCCATCGGCGGCGCGGATTGGACGTTCGTGTCGAGCGCTCCGTCCGGCGACGAAAGCCTGATCGGGGCGACGCTCCTCGAAACGCTGACGAATGCGGTGATCGGCCTGAACAAGAGCGCCACCGCCGCGCTCGCTGCACAGACATATTCGCTCAACCTGGCCGGCAACGCGATCATCGTCACGTCCGATACGATTGGGATCGGCGGCAATTCGGTGACTCTGGATGCATCGACCGCGCCGGACTCGAACGCCACCGCTTCCGGCGCGACGCTTGCCGGCGGCTCCGCATCCGGACCGTACAACCACGTCTTCACGTCCGGCGCCTTGTCGCTTCCATCCGCGGCCATCGAGATCGGAATGCCCGATGTGCCCTCGTATGGCATGAATTTCGGAGCGATGGCCGACAAGCTGACGATCCAATTGCAACGCTCGGGCCTTCTCAACGGCACGATCAGCGTGATCGCGCAGGGCGAGACGCGCAACGGCGCTTCCGGCGCCGGCTCGCCCACAGAGCAGGCGATCGAGCGCTTCACGCAGTTCACTGGCCAAATCCGCCGCGACGGCGTGCCGCTCGGCAATGTGGTGTCGGGACAATTCAGCTACGCGAACGGCCTCGACAAGGTAGAGGTGATCCGGCCCGACGGCCGCATCGCCGGCGCCGATCCCGCCATGCTCGCGGTCACTGGCCAAGTAGGCGTGCGCTTCGCCGACACCTCGCTCCTCGACTTGGCGGTCGCCGGCACGCCGATCGAGCTCGTATTCGAATGGTCGATTGCCGCCGGCAAGCTGCTGCGGTTCACCGTGCATAACGTGAACCTGCCGAAGCCGAAGCTGCCGATTACCGGTCCCGCTGGCGTGCAGGCGACGTTCGACTGGCAAGCGTCGGAGCACCCGGTTCTGGCAAAGACCTGCACGGCGACGCTGGTCAACGACCTGTCCGGCTACTGATTCGTCCGCTCGCCTCGCGAGCCGTTTCCAACCAACCGAGGACAACGATGCTGAAACTCGCCGCGCGCGAGCGCGACCCCTATTGGATTGATCTCCTTCCCGGCGTCCGGCTCAAGGTTCGTCCTATCACCGTCGCCGCAATCATAGCTGCACGGCAGGCTGCGGCCGAAGCAATGAAGATGCCGGCCGATGACAGCATCTTTATCGGCAGCGCCGCTTTCACGCGCTCGATCGCGCGCTGGGGCATCCTCGAATGGGAGGGCGTCGGCGACGCCGCCGGATCGCCGGTCGAGCCCACGCCTGAAAACGTCGATGCGCTGCTTGAGCACTGGCAAGCTTTCGATGCGGCTGACCGGCTCTATGTCGCCCCGGCGCTGATCGGGATCGACGAAAAAAACGCATCCTCGCTCTCGCCGAATGGCACTTCGGCGGGGGCGAAGCCTATTGCGCGGCGTGCCCGGAAAGCTGCGCGGAGTGTCCGTACCTAAAGCACGCGCCGCGAACGGACGACGGTAAGGCGGCGTGGGAAGTCTTCCGCCGCTCCGCAGGACAGGTCCGCGCCGTGATGGGCGGCGTCTACGGCCTCGACTTCGGCGCCGTGCTTCTCCTCGCCGACGCCATGGGCGCGCTCTCCCCCGTCCTTGTCGATGCGCTCGCCGAAATCGAGCCGCTGATCGTGCGTGCCTACGCGAAGGATTCTAGCTCGTGACCGATCGCAACGTCTCGATCCGCATTGGCGTCACGGGCCGGGATGAGGTCAAGCGCGCGTTCGACGATATCGGCAAGGCCGGCCAGGACGCGTTCAACAAAACCGCGTCCGCAATGGATGCGGCAGGCGCGGCCACCGACCGCGAGACCCAGCGCTTGCAGCGCCTTGCGCAAGCCGCGCGCCAGGCGGCGAGCGCCGACGAAGCGCAGCGCAAATTCAATGCCATCCTGGGCGTCGGCGCGCCGAGTGCCGGTTCGGCCCGCGACTCCGCTCGCGTGTTCGAGGAAGCGGCAAAGGCCGCCGAGGACCTCGAAGCGCGCACCAAGGCGTTGCGCGCGCAAATCGATCCGCTCGGCGCCGCGCAGGCGAAACTCAATGTCGAGATCGCCGAGGCGAATGCGCTGTTCAAGGCCGGCGCGATCTCCGCGCAGGAGCAGGCCGCGGCGCATGCGCTCGCTCAGCGCCGATTTGACGCAACCGCAACTGCCCTGAAAGGCGTCGGCGACGGCTCGCGGCTTGCGAGCTATCAAATCGTCAATCTCGGCTATCAGCTCAATGACGTGGTGGTCGGCCTTGCGAGCGGGCAACGGCCGCTGACCGTGCTCGCCCAACAGGGCACGCAGATCGCGCAAATCTTCGCGGGCTCCGGCATGGGCGTCGGCGGCGTGCTCAAAGAACTCGGCCGCGTGGTTATCGGGCTGGTGTCGCCAACGACGCTGCTTGTTGCCGGCCTAGCCGCAGTCGGCGGCACCGCGCTTTACGCCTACAACAGCTACATCACCGCGCAGAAGGAGCTTCAGGTCGCGACCGCGGGCGTCGGACGGGCCGCCGGGGCGACCGTCGATCAGCTCAACCGGATCGCGGATACCGCAGCGAGCGCCGGTCGCATTTCGGTTGCGGCGGCGCGCGACATGGAAGTCGCGTTCCTGCGCACCGGCCGGATCGGCATCGATCAATTCGGCGACCTGATCGCGGTCGCCAAGGATTACGCGGCCACTACCGGCCAGGACATCGAAGCCGCCAAAAAGGAGCTTGCCGAAGCTTTTGCCGATCCGGCGAAGGGCGTCGGTCTCCTGAATTCGAAGGTCGGCGGATATGACGACCGCACCCGTCAGCTCATCAAAACGCTTACCGCGCAGAACGAGCTCACCGCGGCGCAGCGGCTCCTGCTCGAAAACCTCAAACCGTCCCTCATAAGTGCCGAAAGCGCGACAACAGCGCTTGGCCGGGCCTGGGATTACGTCGGCCGCAAGGCATCCGGGGCGATGGATTCCATCGGCCGCGCCATCGACCGCGCCACCGACCCCACGCTTGGGCAGCGTCTCGAAGACCTTCAGAAGGAGCGCACCAACGCCACCACGCTCGGCGGCGAATATGTTCCGGGCTATATGGGCATGCCGGCCTTCGTGCCGTCGCGCCCGCTGTCCGCCATCGACGCCGACATCGCGAATGTCAATCGGCAGATCGCAGAGCTCGAACGGAAGGCGGCGGACGCGAAAGCCGACGCGCTGGCGGCGCGCACTTCGACAATTGCGGGCGAGCTTGGCCGCAGTCTCACGCCGGGTTTCAACGACCTCCAGACGCTGAAGAACCAGCAGGCCCAGCTTGCTTCGGCGCTGAACGATCCACTCGCCCGCCAGAAGGTTGCCGACCTCAAGCAGGTCGAGGGAGCCTATGACGCCGTTTCCCGTGCCGTGAAGACGTGGCTCGATCCGGCCGAGAAGGCGCGCCGCCTGGACGAGCTGGAAATCCAGGCGCTCAACGCCAAGAGTCCAGCCCAGAAGGCAGCTATTGCCGAAGAGCGCCGCCGGCTCGAACTCGCCGGCCAGGCGATCACGACCGGCACGGCGGAAGCCGAGATCACACGCGCCGGGACAAGAGCGCGCGCCGAGGCGGCGCATGCGATTGCGGAGCAATCGCTGGCACTCACCACCAACGCACGCGCCTCGCTCGATGTGGCGAACGCCTATCTGCAAGGCGCTGCCGCTGCGCAGCAGGCCGAAGCCAAGCGCAAGGCGCTGACCGAAGCGATCCGCAACGGCGTCGATGTCGAAATGCGGATGCGGCAGATTCTCGCCGACGAAATCGCACAAACCGCCGCGCAATCCGCGAAGTCGGTCGCGGACACCGCCGCGCAGGCCGATGCGCAGAAACGACTCAATGACGCCATCGCCGCGGGTTCGCTCACCATCGAGCAGGCACGCCGGCAAATGCAGGTCGAGCAGGCGCTCCGGCCCTTGCTTGTGGCGCAGTCACTCGCGGAAGGCGAAGCGAAGGCGACGCTGACGCGCATCATCGATGCGCTGCGCGGCGCCTACGGACGGCTCAATGCCGAAGAGGCGCGCAACAATGCACTCCGGCAGATCGAGACCCAGAAGGACCAGATCGCGCTCTTGCAGCGCCAGATCGAGCTGGCCGGCACGAACGAATCCCAGGCCGCAATCGAAATCGCACAGCTTCAGGCCAAGCAGCAGCTTGTCCAGCAAGGCATCGATCTCGGCTCGAAGGAGGCGCAGGTCGTCATTGCCAATGCGGGCGCGATCGAGCGGCTCAATCAACAGCTTCAGCTCGCGAAGGCCTCGCAGCAGGAGCTCATCAGTCTCACCGACACGACCTTCAACCACTTCGCCGACCTGATCGCGCAAGGCAAGACCGACTGGAAATCGTGGGCGGATGCAGGCCGCGCGGCCATTCTCGACATCAACCGCGAGCTCCTGAAGCTTGCGCTGCTGAATCCGCTCAAGAACCTGCTGTTCGGGACGAACCTGCCGACGATTTCGTCAGTCGGCGGGATCATCGGTTCGATCCTCAAGGGTTTGAAATTCCACGAAGGCGGAGTCGTCGGCGCTGGCGGACAGCCGATCCTGCTGCCGGCCGCGCTCCTTCATCGGGCGCCGCGCTTGCACGACGGGGCGTTTCTCTCGCCCGACGAAATCCCGGCAATCCTCCAGCGCGGCGAGCGCGTTCTCAATCGTCAGGAGGCGCAAAGCTACAACGCGCGGGCTTCGGCGGCATCGCCGATCGTCAACGTTACCATCCAAACGCCGAACCCGTCCGCCTTCGCCGCGAGCCGCACGCAGCTCGCGGCCGATCTGTCGCGCGCGGTCCAACTCGGAATGCGGGGACGCTGAGCCATGCCGCAGCCCTTCCTCGATATTTCGTTTCCGGACGCGGTGGCGCGCGGGGCAACCGGAGGACCGGGCTTCTCGACCAACGTCGTGACGCTCGGCTCGGGCGCCGAGCGCCGCAACATCCAATGGGCGGACGCGCGCGGCGAATGGAATATCTCGACCGGCATCCGCACGCGCGCCGAAATGCAGGCCGTCATCGCGCATTTCTACATCGTGAAGGGGCGCGGCTATTCGTTCCGTTTCAAGGATTGGACCGATTATCAGGCCACCGATCAGGCGATGACCGAGGTCACGCCGACGGTGTGGCAGCTCGTGAAACGCTACAACATCGGCGGCTACGAGCACGAGCGGACGATCACCAAGCCGGTGCTTGGAACGGTCGCGATCAAGATCGGCGGTTCGCCCGTGGTGCCGTCGGAGATCGATTATCTCACTGGTCTCGTCACGTTCGGCTCGGCGCCGGGATCGGCGCCGACCGCGTCGTTCGAGTTCGACGTGCCGGTCCGCTTCGACACGGACAAGTTGCCGGTTCAGGCGAACGCCTGGGACCAGCAGATCGTCTCCCAGATCAATCTTATCGAGGTCAAGGAATGAAAACGCTTGATCCGGGCCTTGCCGCGCATCTCGGCGGCGGCGTCACGACGCTTTGCCATTGCTGGCGCGTGGCCCGCAAGGACAGCACGGTTCTCGGCTTCACCGATCATGACCGGGATCTCCTGATCGATGGCGTGACCTACAAAGCGGCCACCGGATTCACCGCAACGGCGATCGAGGATCAGCTCGGGCTTGCGGTCTCGAATCTCGATGTGGACGGCGCGCTCTCGTCGGCCGCGATCACCGAGGACGATCTCAATGCCGGGCTCTATGACGACGCAGCCGTCACCATCATGCGCGTCAACTGGCAGGACGTGTCGCAGCGCGTCGTCCTCCGCTCCGGCTTCCTCGGCCAGGTTACGCGGGGCGAGACGAGCTTTTCCGCCGAGTTGCGCGGGCTGGCCGCCAAGCTTGACCAAAGCGCCGGGCGCATTTTCCAGCGCACCTGCGCCTGGGAGCTTGGTGATGCCCGCTGCCGGATCGATCTCGGCGCGCCCGCACATCACGGCAGCGGCACGATTGCGAGCGTCATCAGCAATTTCGATTTCACAGCGAGCGGGATCGGTTCGTTTGCATCCGGCGTATTCAGCCGCGGTAAGATCACGTGGAGCAGCGGCGACAATGCGGGCCTCGAAATCGAAGTGAAATCGCACTCGCAAGGCAGTCCCAATTCGCGACTTTCGCTCTTCCTGCCGATGCCGCGCCCGATGCAGGTGGGCGATGCGTTCACGATCACCGCCGGCTGCGACAAGACGCCGGCGACCTGCCGCGACCGTTTCGCGAACGTCGTCAATTTCGGCGGCTTTCCCCACATGCCGGGGAACGACTTCGCGCTCTCCTTCGCCAAGCAGGGCGACAACAACGACGGCACGTCTCTCGGAGGCGGTTTCCGTGGTTAGCCGGGCCGACATCATCGCCGAGGCGCGCTCGTGGATCGGCACACCCTACGCCCATCAGGCCTCCGTGAAAGGCATCGGCTGCGACTGCCTAGGGCTGGTGCGCGGCGTCTGGCGCGCCGTCTATGGCGAGGAGCCCGAGCCGCCGCCGCCCTATAGCCGCGATTGGGCGGAAGCGCACGGCCGTGAGACGCTGGCCGAAGCGGCCGGCAGGCACATGATCGCGGTGGCGACGGACAAAATCCGGCCTGCCGACGTGCTGCTCTTCGCCATGAAGGAGAATTCGCCGGCGAAACACTGCGCGATCCTGACTGCGCCCGGTCGAATGCTGCATTCGATCGAGGCGCACCCGGTTGCCGAGGTATCCCTTTGGACCGGAAGCGAATCGCGGCAGCGCCTGCGCTTTGCCTTCTCGTTTCCTTTCCTCGCGGACTGAACCCGATGGCAGCTCTTATTCTCACCGTCGGGGCGGCGGCCCTGACAGAAGGCGCAGCCGCTTGGGTCGTAACCGCCGCGACGGCCGCGGCGGCGGTCGCCGGAAGCTACATCGATGCGCAGCTTTTCGGTCCCGGTCCGCAGAAGCAGGAAGGCCCGCGCCTCGACAATCTGCAAGTCCAGGCTTCGACCGAAGGCGCGCCGATTCCGGAGATCGCCGGCCGCGTGCGTATCGCCGGACAGATCATCTGGGCGACCAAGTTCAAGGAGGTGGCCAAGACCGAAACGAGCGGCGGTGGCGGTGGAAAGGGTTTCGGCGGCGGCGGAGGAACGGTCCAGACGACCACTTACACCTATTATGCGAATTTTGCGGTGGGGCTTTGCGAAGGTGTGATCGATCGCGTCGGCCGCATCTGGGCGGACGGCAAGCCTCTCGATATGAGCGGCGTCACCATGCGCTTGCATCGGGGCACCGCCGATCAAGCGCCGGACTCGCTCATTGAAGGCATCGAGGGAAGCGCCAACGCGCCAGCTTATCGTGGCACGGCTTACGTGGTCTTCGACAACCTTCAGATCACCCAATTTGGCAATCGGCTGCCGCAGCTGACGTTCGAGGTGTTCCGGCGCGTGTCGCGGTCCGACGGCTCGGGGCTTGAGGACATCGTTCAGGCGATCACGCTCATTCCGGGCGCCGGCGAGCGGGTCTATGACACGGTGGTGTCCACCCGCGATCTCAGCGGCGGCGCCACCACGCCGGAGAACAAGTTTGCGGGCCAGGCGACGGCGGATTGGACCGTTGCGCTCGACGATCTCGAAGCCTCGCTTCCGAATGCCGGGACGGTTCTCCTGGTCGTGGGCTGGTTCGGCGACGATCTTCGGGCCGGCCAATGCACGGTCCGCCCGAAAGTCGAAGTTGCGGACAAAAGCACGACGCCGAATGCCTGGCAGGTTCATACGCTCAGCCGCGCCGCTGCTGCGGTGGTGAGCACCGTCAATGGACGGCCCGCCTATGGCGGCACACCCTCCGACGATTCCGTTGTGCGCGCCGTCCGCGACCTCAAGGCGCGCGGCTTCTCGGTCGTCTTCTATCCCTTCGTGTTCATGGACATCGCGCAGGGCAACAGCCTGCCCGATCCTTGGACCGGAAGCACTGGCCAGCCGGTCTATCCCTGGCGCGGGCGCATCACCTGCGATCCCGCGCCGGGACGGCCCGGCACGGCGGACAAGACCGCGGCTGCCGGCACTCAGGTTGCCGCGTTCTTCGGTTCGGCAGCGCCGGGCGACATCTCCGTTTCGGTGAACGGCAGCACGGGCGCGGTGTTCACCGGCTATTCCGGTCCGAACGAATGGAGCTTCCGGCGTTTCATTCTGCACTACGCCAAGCTCTGTGCGGCGATCAACGCCGTCGATCCCGGCGCGGTGGACGGATTCTTGATCGGTTCGGAGTTGAGAGCGCTCACGACCGTCCGCGACAGCGCCACGACTTTCCCGGCGGTTGCGAAAATGAAAACGCTGGCCGCGGATGTGAAGGGCATTCTGGGCGCCGGCGTGAAGGTCGGCTACGCGGCCGATTGGTCCGAATACAACAATTACAATCCGGGCGACGGCACCGGCGACCTCTTCTTTCACCTCGACCCGCTCTGGGCCGACGGCAATATCGATTTCGTCGGCGTCGATCTTTATGTGCCGCTCTCGGACTGGCGTGACGGCAATGCGCATCTCGATGCGCTCGCGGGCGCCGCCTCGATCTACGATCTCGATTATCTGCGCAGTAAGGTCGAAGGCGGCGAGGATTACGATTGGTTCTACGCCGACGCCGATGCACGCGACGTACAGGACCGATCCGCGATCACCGATGGCGCCTACGGCAAGCCCTGGGTCTATCGCGCCAAGGATTTTCGCGGCTGGTGGCTTAATCAACACTTCGATCGGCCGGGCGGCATCGAGAGCGGCACGCCGACCGCGTGGACGCCGCAAGGCAAGCCGATCTGGTTCACGGAGTTCGGCATCCCCTCGGTGGACAAAGGCACGAACCAGCCGAATGTCTTTTACGATCCGAAGTCCTCAGAGAGCGAACTGCCTTACTATTCGCGAGGCACGCGAGACGATCTGATCCAGCGCCGCGGCATCGAGGCGATGCTCTCCTATTGGGGCGCGAACAACCCGGTGTCGTCGGTCTATGGCGGCCCGATGGTCGGATTGCTTGCCGTATGGACTTGGGACGCGCGCCCTTATCCGGCCTGGCCATCGCGGACCGATGCCTGGGGCGACGGCGATCTTTGGCCGCTGGGGCATTGGCTGAACGGCAAGATCGGTCTCGCCGATCTCGCCGCGCTCGTTGCCGAACGCTGCGAGCGCGTCGCCTTCACGCAATATGACGTGACCGCGCTCGCCGGAATCGTCGTCGGCTATGTGCGCGATCGGCCGATGTCGCCGCGCGCTGAGATCGAACTGCTGATGAACGCCTACGCGTTCGATGCAGTAGAAAGCGAAGGCGCGATCCGCTTCCTGCCGCGCGGCCGTGCGGCAGTGGCCAGTATCGGGCCTGACGATTGCGTCATGTCCGAGCAGGGCGACATCGTGAAGCTCACGCGGGCGCAAGAAACCGACCTGCCCGATGTTGTGTCGGTGACCTTCATCGATGGAGCAAAGGATTATCAATCGGGAACGGTCGCCGCGAGCCGGATCGCCGGGTTCTCCGAGCGCAAGACCGATGTGACCGTCCCGCTCGTCATGGATGAGATTCAGGCGCAGGCCATCGCCGACCGCGCGCTTGCCGAGGCCTGGATCGGGCGGGAAAGCGCAAAGCATGCACTGCCGCCCGATCGGATCGCGCTCGACGCCGGCGATGTAGTCAACCTCGTGATTGATGGCAGCGCACGCGAGTTTCGCCTCACCCGCATCAATGATGCCTGGTCGCGCTCGATCGAGGCGCAGCGATGCGAGGGCGCGGTCTATGCGCCGCCGCTTCCGGGATTGAAGCCGCCCGTTTTCGAACCGCCGCCGGTCTATGGTCGCGCGATCCTCGAGTTCCTCGACCTGCCGATGCTGCGCGATGCCGATCTCGGTTACGCGCCCTATGTCGGCGCGTCTGCGACGCCGTTCGCCGGCGTCACGCTGATGGACAGCGCCACGGGCACGAACTACGCGATCGACACGCTTCTGCCGATCCGCGCGACCATCGGCGAGACAGTCTTCGATTTCTGGTCCGGGCCGACAGCGTATTTCGATATCGTCAACACGCTGCGCGTGAGGCTCTATTCGGGCGAACTCGCGAGCCTCGACGACGCAACGATCCTCTCGGGAGGCGCCAATGCCCTCGCGATCCGCAACGCCGAGGGCGATTGGGAAATTCTGCAATTTGCCACTGCGACGCTCGTCGATGCCGGCGTCTACGACCTCACGAACCTGTTGCGAGGCCGGCTTGGGACCGAACACGCCATGCGCTCGCCGATCGCGGCCGGCGCGCGCGTCGTGATCTTGGACGGCTCTATTGCGCAGATCGACGCAGCGCTGTCGGAGCGGGGCGTTCAACGCTTCTACAAGTGGGGGCCATCGAGCCTCGATCCGTCCGATATTGCCTGGCAGCAGGGAACGTTTACGGCCCGCTGCGTCGGGCTGATGCCATGGTCGCCCGTGCACGTCACCGGGATTCGCAACGGCGCAGGCGACCTCTCGATCACATGGGTTCGGCGCACGCGCTTCGGCGGCGCATGGGCGGATGGCGCCGACGTGCCGCTCCATGAAGAAAGCGAGCGCTACGAGCTCGATATCCTCAACGGCGCGAACGTCGTCCGCACCATGACGGCGACTTCGCCGACGGTGACGTATACCGCTGCGGAGCAGACCGCCGACTTCGGATCGCCCCAGCCCGCAGTTGCCGTGAAGGTCTATCAGATCTCCGCCACGGTCGGCCGCGGCTGGCCGAGCGCAGCCACGCTCTGAATCGTCCCATTCAATCAAGGAAAGGAACGCGATGCCGACACCGCGGCTCGCGCTGCCCTACATCGTGCAGGGGCAGGCGCAGAAGGAGGTCACGCACAACGACGCGCTCGTTCGCCTCGACGCGCTGGTCGATCTCTACATCCTCGATCGCGATCTCGCCGCGCCTCCCGGCTCGCCCTCCGATGGCGACGCCTACGTCGTGGCGGCAAGCCCGACCGGGGCATGGACCGGTCAAGCCGGCAACATCGCCTACTGCATCGACGGCGCCTGGCGCTTCTATGTGCCGGTGAAGGGCCTAATTGCCTACATCGCCGACGAGCAAAAGATGCTCGTCTTCACGGCAAGCGGCTGGGTCGATCTGGTTTCGGTTCTCGCCTTCCAGAATCTTTCGAAGCTCGGCATCCTTACGTCCGCCGACAATACAAACCGTCTCGCGGTCAAGTCCGACGCGGTTCTGCTCAGTCATGACGACGTGACGCCGGGATCGGGCGATCTGCGGGTCACGCTGAACAAAAGCGCCGCCGCGAAGGACGCGGGCTTCGTCTTCCAGGACGGCTTCAGCACCCGCGCACTGTTCGGGCTGCTTGGCGACGACAATTTCACCGTCAAGGTGACTCCGGACGGATCGACCTTCTACACCGGCCTGTCGATCGACAAAGCCACGGGCAAGGTCTCCTTCCCGGCCATGGCGAAGCTCTCCGCTTACATCAATTACGATCACTACGCGGCAACGACCTACGTCAACACGGACATCAATAACGAGGATCTGGACACCGCGAACGCCTTTGCTTCCAACGTGTTCACGGCGCCCAGCACCGGACTTTACAAGGTGGGATATTCGCTCGGCTGGACCCAGAACGGCGCGAACGCGCCGACCTCCATGCACGGCCGGTTGCTCAAGAATGGCGCAACCGAGGTTCTGCCCGCCGCATCGCGAGCGTCCAACAATGCGGCCGATACCGGCAAGATCATCATCTGCACGCAAGGCATCATCTCGCTGACGGCCGGCGACACCCTTCGCTTGCAGCACAAGTTCTCGTCGCTGGACGGCTACGCCTCGGCGAACATCACCCGCTTCTGGGTAGAGCAGATCACCTGATCGCGGCCGGGTCGCGGCGGCACAAATTCAGCACACGCGAAAGGAGGCAGGCATGGACCTGCAATGGTGGATCACGGTCATCGGCGTTCCGCTGGTCGGCGCACTGTTCTGGCTGCGCTTTCATGATCGTGACGACGTGGACACAGCGCTGCGCGGCCTCAAGGACGAGCTCGCAAACTACAAGCTTCTGGTCGCGACCAGCTTCGTCTCGGTCTCGTATCTCAAGGACGTGGAGGGCCGCATCATGGCCCACCTCGAGAAGATCGAGAAGAAGATCGACCGCGTGATCGAGCAGCGGCATCCGCCGGCCGATTAGCGCGGCTCCCAAGTCCCGCCTTCCCACGAAAGCCCGCCATCCCGGCGGGCTTCGTCGTTTCAGGAGATATCACATGCTGCCATCCCGGTATGGCTGGCTCGCGCGCGAGCCCGGCCCGAAGATGATCGTCGAGGCGCTTAAGCTCTACGGAACGCTGGAAACGCCGGGATCGGCGAACAACCCGACCATTATCGCCTGGGCGAAGGAGGTGGGCGGCGAAGTCGCGGATGCCTACAAGGCCGACACCATTCCCTGGTGCGGCCTGTTCATGGCGGTGATCGCCAGGCGCGCCGGCAAGGAAATCCCGAAGCATCCGCTATGGGCGCTGTCGTGGTCGGCCTTCGGCGCGAAGGCACCGGCCGCATCGCTCGGCGATGTGCTGGTGTTCGTGCGCAATGGCGGCGGGCATGTTGGCCTCTATGTCGGCGAGGATGCCTCCGTCTTCCATGTGCTCGGCGGCAACCAGGCCGATCGCGTCTGCATCACGCGCGTGTCGAGGGGCCGCCTCTATGCCGCGCGCCGGCCGCTCTATCGCGTCCAGCCCTCCAACGTTCGGCCCATCCACTTGGAATCGACCGGCGCGCTGTCGCTGAACGAGGCTTGAGCCTTTCCGCCCGTTTCCGCCGCTTTCCGCCTCGGTACCGAGGGCCGGCGCGTGATGTGCTCCGGCAACCGGTGACGCGGTGATCCCGTGCTCGGCCGGGTCTGTCGAGCAATCCGGACATCGAGGTGAACCATGAACTGGGACAGCATTCAGCAACTCGTGCGCATCGTCGCATATGCCATCGGCGGCTATCTGCTTGGGGATGCGGTGGCCAATAGCGAGCAATTCCAGGCCGCCGTCGGCGGTCTGGTGAGCGTTGGGGCATTCGCCTGGTGGTTCTACTGGGAGCGGAAGCGCGCCTAATTTGACGGAAGCAGAAAATGAAATGGCTCGCGGCCCTGGCGGCGCTCGCTCAGATCGTTCTCGCCATCATTGAAATGGCGCGCGAACGGCAGGCGAAGGGCGCCGGCAGGGCCGAAGCCATTGCGGAGTCCGCCACCCATGCTCTCGATCTCATTCGTGCGGCGCGCGATGCGCGTCGCGCTGCTGCCGATGCCGCTGCTGATCCTTCCCGGCTGCGCGACGACGACGGCTTCCGTCGGGACTAATGCGGTCGCCTGCTCGGCCTTCGAGCCTGTCCGATGGTCGAAAAAGGACACCGACGTCACGATCCGGCAAGCCAAGGCGCACAACGCTGCGTGGGCTGCGCTGTGCGATCCGAGAAAGCGATGACAGGTGAGGCAGCGGTTAGTCCGCATGGTCGCCGGCCTAAAGTCCTGCGAACCACCTATCTCAGTGACGACGGCTGGCCGGCTCTTTAGGACAATCGGGGCGCTGCATCGCAGCATCCGGATGCGGGCTCACGTTCCTTCCTTCCGACTGTCACCAAGTGTTGCCCCGACGCAGGGCTTCGGGCAAAAAGGGGAGTCTGGGATGCAGATGGGTTGCGGCAAACCAGCGGGGGGAGCTCGATTCTTGACCTCAATGAGGGGAGATATTGTCAACCGCGTATCGCGGTTGCCGAAACCGACCCAAGCGGCTGAAGCTCTGCAGCCGCTCTTCGAGGCTGTGAGCAACTCGCTTCATGCGGTGGAAGACGCGTTCGGCGAAGCCAATCGCGATAAGGGTGCCATTTACGTGACGGTCGCGAGACCCGGAAATCCCTCCGAGGTCGAAATCATCGTGGCCGACAACGGTATTGGCCTTGAGCCGAAGCGCTTCGACGCGTTTTGCACAACAGACACTGACTACAAGATCGGCCGAGGGGGCAAGGGCGTCGGTCGGCTTCTCTGGCTCGACGCATTCTCCTCGATAAAGGTCGTCAGCAACTATCAAGAGGATGGGAAGTGTTTCAGACGCTCGTTTTCCTTCCGCCTGGAATCTACGGATCAGATCACTGATGAGTTAGTGAGCGAACAATCGCCGGACGGGTTCCGCCCCGGCACAACAGTGACGTTCACCGGACTGCGTGGCACCGCCTACCGGGCGAAATTTCCAAGCCAGCCTAAGACGATCGTTAAGCACTTCGGTTCACACTTCTTCGCCGATTTCATTCTCGGGCGATCGCCGAGAATTGTTGTTGATATTGATGGAGAGGCAACGAATTTTCCCGAAGAAATTCAAAACTTGCGGATTGAGGACAGGGGGACAGCGGATTTCGAATCACCTGAGTTCGGCGCGCTGAGACTCGCGAGCTTCGTTTGCCACAAGAGCGCCAGCGCAAACCTGGATGGCCTTCACCAAATGCACCTGGTCGCGAACGGCCGCACCGTGACCAGCCGAAAAATCGATGGTCTCCTGGGCATCGGCCGCTTCGGCTCCGATGATGACCAAGTTTACCACGGATGCGTGACCGGTCAGTTCTTAGACGAACGAGTCAATCAAGAGAGGACGCAATTCAATTTCGACGAAAGCATTGTTGAGCAAATCGTCAGGGAATGTGCCGAACATGCGCGCACGAATGCGATTCACGAGGAAGTGGAGGAGTTCGACTCCCAGCGGCTCGGTACGATGCAGGATTTCATCAAGGAGTATCCATCCTTTGCATTTGAGGATGCCGAGCAACTCCTGAATCGGACGCCAAAGAATGCTGTGAAGGCTGAGCAATTCGCCCAGGCGCTCATACCCATCCGTATACGAAGGGACAAAGAGCGGAACGAGACTGTCCAGCAGATTGTATCAAAACTTGAAACCGGTGAAGACGTCCCCGCCGACTTTGCCGATAGAGTTCGCAAGGCTGCTGACGAAATCCGAGCCGAGGAGCAGCGTCAGCTCACAGAATACGTTCTTCGCCGGAAAATCGTACTCGATGTGATGGAAGTCCTGATCCGACGGATCAGGGAACGGACCGACGGCACGCAAGACCATCATCTTGAGAGCACGCTTCATCAGTTCATTTGCCCGATGCGGGTCCGCGGAGATGATCCTTCCAAGGTCGAGCGCTCCGATCACGACCTCTGGATCATCGACGAGCGACTGACGTTCACAAAATATTTTGCTTCGGACATTCAGTTTTCCCAGTTCGTCTCCGGTGACGAGAGCACAAAGCGGTCAGACCTCTTCATCTTCGATCGCCTTCACGGTTTAGGATTTGAAGGCGACGAGCCTCTGAAGCGGGTCATGCTCGTCGAGTTCAAGCAGCCCGGTCGGCGCGACTATCCCGAGCGTTACTCGCCGATGAACCAGGTCAGTGAATACATTACCCGCCTCAAGAATGGGGAAATCGAAGACTTCCGCAACGCCCGTGTCCGCATCGCTGAAGATTGCGTCTTCTATTGCTACGTGGTGGCAGATATCGTCGGAAAGCTTGATGTGCACACGAGCGCCTGGCGGACAACCTCAAACGGACGCGGGCGCATCACGGAGTTGCAAGGTAAGTTTCGCGGCATCATTGAAGTAATTGAGTGGGCGGATTTGATCTCCGACGCTCGGCTGCGAAATCACGCGTTCGTCCATGCCGCCGGCTTACGATATGAGCGGCACATCCATGGCTAATCGGCAGACAGCTCAAAGCTGCCATCGTCTAGTCGTGAACTTGTGAATGCGTTCAACATCATGCCAAGTCGTCCGGGATCAGTGACGAGCAGGTAATGCCAGACTCCGAACTGACCGAGTCGCGTCACCGCGGCAGCCCATCGTTCCGCCGCCTTCGCCTTTACGTCTGCACTGTCAGACACCTGGCCCTTGACCTCTATAATGAGGTTTTGGTCGCTGTCGGTGACAGCGATGAAATCGGGAACGTATTTGGCCGGCAATCCGCGGCTACGATACGGGATGAAGAATCCGAGCCGGTCGTTTTTGACCCATCGTTTCACGCCGGGGTGCGTGTCGAGAAGAAAGGCCGCGCTCTGCTCCCATTTCTGCGTGTCGGCCACCATCGCGTTCAGGTGGCAATGATTTACAGGATAGATCGGCTTGGTCGTGTGGAAATCGACATAAAGAGTACTGCCGCGCCCGGCCGCGCCCTGCGGGATGATGGCCACCTCGGCGTCGGTTGTTGAGGCGCCCTTCTTGATGGCGTCCAGCAGCGCGCCTACGGACGCCTGCATGTATTCGCCGACCAGCAGCACGTCGCAAGGTTGGCTGTCTCCCTTCCTTTCCAGTTTCTCGGCAAGGAATCGTTTCGCGGCGAAGGCGACGCGCGGAAACAATTGCTGAACCGGCACGGCTGCCGCGCCGTTGTCGGCCTGCCAACGCACACAAATTTCCCGCGCAAGCCGGAACGCGACTTGCTGATCACGGAACAGGGCGCGCCAGTCTTTAAGAGACAGGACTGGCTTCTCCCCAGGCCCATAGGCTGCAAGCGTCCCATCAGGCGTCGTCAGCGGGGTCAATTCGACCAGCTGCGGAATGCGCATGGGGTCGATGGTGACTTTCGCCACTTGATCCCAATCGACCGATACTTCGAGGCTGCCGGCCTGATAGTAGCCAGTCACGATGGGGAAGGTTATTTCGTAGTGCGCCTTCTCCGGTACCGAATAAATATGGTTCGGGTCCGGCTGCGGTGGCTGTGGGCCTGCGGGCGCAACCTTGAACGGGATCAACTCGAACGGCACGCCGAAGACCTTGGCGGTCTCCTCGGCGAACATCTGCGTCTCCTCATTGAGAGCGTAGCTCTTCCGGCGCAGCGCTCGGCCAACGACCTGCTCGCACAGCAATTGCGAGCCAAACGGTCGTAGGCCAACAATGTGCGTTACGGTGTTGGCGTCCCAGCCTTCAGCCAGCATGGCGACGGATACGATGCAGCGCACGTCCCGGCCGGGCGGAACGCGCTCGTCGATCCACTTTAGCGAGCCATCATTGTCGTCGCTCGCCGCCTTCTCGTTGTGCTTGCGCACGAGCTCAACCCATTCCTCCGGCACTTTTCCGCCGGGCCATTCCGCCTTTCCGACAGTATCGAGGATAAAGCGCAGGCGCCGCGTTTCATCCTTGGTGCCACCTGCCTCGATATCCTCGATGACCTTGGAGTCGATGCGCACAGTCACTTCCTGGCCAGGCGTATTTCGGAACCACGGTGGCGAGACGCCATAGCTGTCATTGCCGTTGGCGAGCCAGGAATGCACCTCCCGCGCGACCGCCGTATCGCGACAGACGACGATGAAGACCGGCGGAACGGGGTGGCGCTGCTGTTGCCTGGAATACTGCTCCCACTCTACGAACCGCTGGTGCCATTCGGCCGCAAGAAGGTTGATGGGCGCGCTCGCGTAGTTCATCACGATCTCGGGCGTGATGTTGGTCCCGTAACCGTCTTCCTTCGCTTTTGCCTGCACCCACCGCCAGATATTGAAATAGGCCGCTTCCTCCGCGCCGGTTACGTCGCGGGCAGGTAGCTGCGGAATCTTCACGAGGCCGGATTCGATGGCGTCTAGCAGACCGAAGTCAGACACAATCCACGGAAACGGCTTGCCGACTTCGTTGCCGGAACCCTGAATGTAGAAAGGCGTCGCCGAGAGATCGACGCACAGGTGGATGCCGCGTCGCCGACTGCCCCCAGCAAGCTTGTTGATACGGTCAAGCCCTTCGATCCAGATCGTCGCTTCGCGATCGTTCTTGCTTGCGAGGTCTTTGTCCTCGTCGAGCGATTGTTCGTCTGTCGCAACGTCGCCGCGGCGATAGGCGTGGTGCGCCTCATCGTTGAAGATCAGCCAGTGTGGGCTGCGACCTTTGCCGCTGCCAAGTTCGCGACGGATGCGCTTGAACCATGCGGCGTCGGACTCGAAATATTTCGTCTCGACGGTCTCGTTGGCCTTGCCGGCGTTCTTCACGACTTCAACCGGCTCGCCGGTCTTCACGACCTTGGCGGTGTCGCCGTTGACGCTATTGGTCTCCTTCTTGGCGAGGCGATGCCAATTGGCGATCATCACCTCGCCGCGCCGCAAGTCCTCCATCCGGTGGACAGGGACCAACTGCCGGGTTCTGTATAGCGAGAGATCCCCGAGGGCGGGGTCCAGTTCCTGCAAGCGCTCCCGAATTGTGACGTTCGGGCAGACGATCAGGACCGTATCAGAAAAGCGGTCGTCGCGCGGCGACGCCACGCTGTTGAGGATGGACCAGCCGGCGAGCATTCCCATGACGGTGGTCTTGCCGGAGCCGGTCGCCATCTTGCAGGCGTAGCGAACGAAAGCACGGATGCCGGCCGCCTTCGATTCCAGGCCGGGTTCATCTTTCGGAATCTCGGGCAGACCCTTGCGGTAAATGTCCGCGGCTTCTGTGAGGAAGATGATCGTTTCGGCCGCTTCTATCTGCGCGAAAAAAAGCCGCTGCATGCGGTCGCTGCTGCGCCAGAGTTCCAGAAGCTCCTTTGTGATCGGCGACGCGCCGTCATAGGCGACGCTGCCGGAACGGGTCCCGTCGCGCCATTCCCTCACGCGCTCGCGGATGAGGTTGACGATCTCAAGTTCGACTTCCTCGCCCTTGGCGTCGTCAAACAGCTCGGCCTGCTGCTTCTTTTTTCGGCCGCGCCCGGCGTGTTCAGGCACGCGATAGAAATAGCTGGCGCGGCGTCGACCCTCGGCCTTGACGGGCGGCTTTCCGCGCTCGATGACCCAATGATAGGCCGGCTCGCGGAACGGGGAATTGATGATCGGCGAGTCAACCTCGGCGACCGTGACCGGCGGCTCCTGCGGCTTGGAGGCGGCGGGCATCACCGGCCTCCTTCCACGCTCTTGACGACCATCAACTCATTGCCGCGCTCGTCTATAGCCTTCACGGCTATGCGCTTCTTATCGCCAAGCACGAAGGGTTCACTGACCGTGCCAGCCAGGTGCTCCCAAACGCTGTCGCTGAATCGGCCTTTCAGGGATTTTTGAAGGTTGTCCCACGCGCTGGTCTTGGGAAAGAACACTTGCGTCGCCATGAACACCATGCCGTTATAATTGCTGTCGAGCATCCAGCACGGCAGGTTCTCGGCGGCGACTTCCTCCGTCTCCATCGTGTCGGGCCGGAAAATGTCAAGGCCCTTAACGACGACGCGATGGAGCGGCGTTCCATCTTTTGCCTTCCCCGCCGGTTCAATTGCTACATCGGGCAGGCCGGTGATTGAGAAGATCTCGCTAGTTCTGGCGGTCTTCAGTAGATCGGACATAACGACGTCCGGCGTGACCGAAACGTAGGTCATCGGCACCTTGAGACGGCCGAGCATTTCGCGTGCTTTTGGGTCGATCGCGAAGCCGAATATAAAAAGCTGTTGGAAGCCCTGCTGCAGCGCTTCTGTATGGGCGTCGTAGACGTACTGCGACCCAATGGCACCGCCCTCAGGACCGAACACGAAGGCGATGCGCTTATCGGCCCCATTCTTTGCCACGCCTTCGGCGTGAAGATATTCGCGGTCCGCGAGCGGCGCGATAGTTTCCAGTTGCAGCGTCACGTTGCCGGGCAACTGCAATGTCTTGCTCTGCCGCAGCACCTCGATCATGCGATCGAGATGAGCCCGGGGACTATTCGCCGCCGCTTGTGGCGTTTGCTGGCCGGAGCTTTCCTGTAGACTCAGCGCGGCCTGGATGGTCGCCTCAACCGTGAACCGCCCGCACACCCTTAGAACATTTCTGTTCAACTCAGGACGGTCCACCACGGTAACAACCTCTGGCTCTTCGTTGTTAGCTATGGATTTAAGTGTGATCTTAGGGATAAGGCCTCCGATTTCTTCTCCCTTCTTATTTCGCTTGCGCTCATAGATGAAACCGCCCGCTGGCCCTTTCGAAGGCTCTTTCAGACGATACCAAGGGAACGTGCTTGTCAGGAGTCGCTGACGTGCAAGTGCGATAGGAACCCGAGAAGTGTCGCACGTTATCCAGCGGCGCCCCCATTGCTCGGCAACAACGGCAGTTGTGCCGGAGCCGCACGTAATGTCCATGACCAAATCTCCAGGGATTGTAGTCATGAGAATGCAGCGTTGGATGACCTTTGGGTTCGTTTGCACGACGTACAACTTGTCGGATGCAAACCCCGCAATACCCGTATCCATCCAACTGTTCGTGACGGGGACGAGCGGATTGTCATCGAGATATCGAACATAGCCGATGTTGCGGCCGGCCTTCTCCACACGGCGGGCTTTTACAAGCCGCTCCATGCCAACCGGATAGTTAGCTTTCCAATGATTATTGGGGTTCGGTCGGAAGGTCTCGCCGTTGAAAACAAACGGCGTATCCTCGCGGGCGGCCCCTGAGCTTTGAAGGTCACCCAAACGGTAGATACGGGCACCGGGCGGTATGGGATCACTCCCATCGCGCTCTCCGCTGGTCATGGCCCTCCGTGTACCGTCACTTAGTTCAAGGTACTTGTAGGCGTCATCGCCTGTTTCCTTGTTCGCCTTGTCGAGAAAAAGCGGATTGTACGTTAGCGTGCCCTTATCCTTCGCGTACCAGAGAAGATAGTCGCCGACCCGGCTGATTGAGCCGGTCGCAAAACCGCTGGTCGTGGCGAAATAGATCTGGGAGACGAAATTCTCTGAGCTGAAGACCTCGTCAAGAACCTCGCGAACGTGGTGAACGTTGTCCTCGGAAATCTGGACAAAAATCGATCCGGATGGGGTCAGAAGTTCTTTCGCGAAGGAGAGCCGATCGCGCAGATAAGTCAGATAGGAGTGAAGGCCCAGTTCCCACGTATCACGATACGCCTTTACCATCTCCGGCTCGCGGATCATGGCGTCGTCTTTGCCGTGCGACACGTCGCGCTTGCGGACGAAGGGCTGGAAGTTCGATCCGAATTTCACGCCATAAGGCGGATCGAAATAGACCATCTGCACCTGGCCGCCCATCCCTTCGTATTCGAGCAGGGAGTTCATAACCTGCAACGAGTCGCCGAGGATCAGGCGGTTGGTCCACGGCCCCTTGTGCTCGTAGGCGTCGAGCTTGTCGGCCACATCAAGGTTGGTGTCGCCGAACAGATCGAGATTGGTGCCAAGGGCTTTGTGGGATTTCAGGGTTTCGAGGATGGCCTCGGTGGAATGGCGTTCGTGGATGAACAGTGGCAGCGTCGGCACCGCGATCTGCTGGCGCTCGGCCTTGCCGGCCCAGGTGAGGAAAGGCTTGGTAAGGCTGCGTAGCCGGGCGACGCATTGCGAGAGCGAGGCAAAACTCTCGCCATTGCCTTTCCACACCTGCGGGACGGCGAAGACCTTGGCTTCGCCCTTCTCGGCTGCGTCGGCGACAAGCGCCAACAACCACTCAGCGAAAGCCCGATCGGCACCCTCATCCCACGACAGCTCGGGCGCGAGGCTAGAATCGTAACGGTAGGTTTTGGGCGCCTTCTTCGTGCTGAACTGCGCTTCGATACCTGCATCAGGGCGCTGCACCATCTCCTGTTCGTGCTTGTAAACCGATGTTCCCAGCCCAGTGTCTTGCGCCATCTGATTTGCCTTGCCTACTGCTCTTGGGTTCCGGCGCCGCGGCCCCGCGGACCATGCGCGCTGCTGCGGAATCGCTGCTCAATTTAGCAGCGGCGACAGGAATCGCAGTTCCGAAATCCCAGATTGGGGAGGTATTGGCGAGTTGACAAACAAACGCCCCGGACTTGCATCCGGGGCGTTTGTTCAACCCCTTGAGGGATCAAGGGGAATTTGGTTGCGGGGACAGGATTTGAACCTGTGACCTTCAGGTTATGAGCCTGACGAGCTACCGGGCTGCTCCACCCCGCGGAAATCCGGGCCTCGGGCTTGGCCGCCCGCGGCGGGGCTTATGTAACAAGCGATCTCCGGATTGGAAAGAGCAC